ACTTATTTTAATAATGTTCGTGCAAAAGAAAAGCAAGCACTTGTAAACAATACAGAGAATGATAGAAGAATGAATATGTATATTGAATACTTAAAGAAACAAAAGTGTAAACATAAATATGCCACTGAATAAAAAAGGTAAGAAAATAGAAGCAGCATTTGAAAAAGAATATGGTCTTAAGAAAGGCAAATCAATATTCTATGCCACTGTTAATAAAGGCAAGATCAAAGGCGTTGAAAAGAAAACTGGTAAGTCTTTACTATCTAAATAGTTCTACTTAATATTATCCATCACATACTGGTATCTATTCCAAACTATATGATTAGGTTGCCAGAAATGTTTTTTATTTAATTTCATTCTTGTGTGATGTATCATAGTCGTATGATCTCTATTACCAAGCAACACTGCAATCTTTGTAAATGGCATTGCATACTTATCTCTTAGAACATTAATCAATATAGATCTTGCTATAACTGCTGACTGCATTCTAGTTTTTGAAAGTATTTTATTTGCATCAATACCATATTGATTGGCTACAATTGTTATCATCTCTTTGATATTATCAGGAACAACAACATCATTAATCGTTACATACTTAACTACTTCTTTAACAACTGTGTTCTTATATCTAAAGTTATTTCTAAACATTTCTCTAGCTAACTTATATCCAGTCTTGAAACCTAGACGATATAACTTCTTTTCTGTTGCTGTTATATTCTGGTAAGCATTAGCTCTGTATCTTAATGTTATTGCCTGTCTAAACTCTTTTGGAGTCATCATTGTTTTCTTCTTTCTGTTTTATATTTGTTGAATTAATCTTTACTTCTCCTATCTTTACCTTGATAAACAATCCTCTTTTGTTTGGATCAAGAGCATGTTCGGCTGTGTCAAATTCTTCTACGTAAGTAAAGTAACACTCACCTTTTTTATGTCTTATAACTTTAGCCATTATTTTTTATTCTGTCTTAATTGTTTAGTCATCTTGCAATAGATAGATAGATCATCATAACTATCTGCTTTGTATTTCTTTGTGCAGCGATAGAGTTTAAGTGCCATCATAATATGACCAACGTCTTCTGGTTCAAGTGCAGTTTTAATTTTATTAAATAAAACAATAGAGAATAGTTCAGCGAGAAGCGTGAAATTTTCTTGGTAATCTCCGTATTCTTTATGGCGATCTTCTATTATTTTCTTTTGTATTTTTTCTTCAATGTCAATGAAGTTTGACTTGTCTATCATTTATTATCTTTCTGTTTTTTTACTCTACCCCAGGAAACAACGTGAAAGGGGTGGATCTGTGCGATCCGATAAAACCTGAGGTAGAGTTAATAACATTGTTTAGATGCTATTAGTAGTTTCTATTACCAAAGCTCTTTGTATTTGCAAATGGTTTCTTAGCTTGAAATCCACCTTGCTTAAATCCACTAGCAGCTTTGTTTTGTGTTGCTTCTTTCTTAGTAAGTATAACAGTATATCCACCTGTTGCATTACCTTCAATGTCAGTCCCATCAAACGCACAGTAATCATACCATTCGTTATTGATGTTAACATTTACTCTCCATTGTTTTCCTTCTGGAGCCTTTGGAGAAATAGGAGCTACCATAACTGGTTGATTGTCTCCTGGTTTCTTATTTGTATTTGGAACAAGATTTAAATAAATCTTATTCTTTGGTTGGTCGTTCATCTATTATTATACCTCATTTTGAGTTGTGATGTCGCTTCGCTTAGAATTAAATCTAGTTAAGATCGCATTATAAGTTGCAACATCTTTTATTTTTATCTGATTAAGAAGATTCTTATTAGCTTTGTACAGGAAATCTAATTTCGCTGTATGCGGAGCATAATTAATTTTCTTTATCAGTTCATCAATTGTACTAGCATCATATCTTATAGCGGTTGATGTAGTACCTTCACTATCCATAGGCTGTACTGGAATTTCTAATTCCTTGTACTCTTCTGCTGAAGTTATATCTTCAAGCAAGATACCCATGAATGATAAAGCTCGTGTGATTGCAAAAGTTTCAGCTATCTCAATGTACCCAGGCTTATCTCTATATTGCTTTGAGTAACCAGTAGCTATTACATGTTCAGGATCTGACTTAGTGATTAGACATTTCATAATCACATAGCGATCTGAGTGTTCAACTATCATGCAATTAATTCCAAACTCTGTACCAAAAACTTCTCTAAAATATTTTATCTTAGACCAAGCAGATACAGTCTTCTTACCATGTTGGTTTGTGTATGAGCCATTGGCTTCACACAGTTTGTTTACTTCTATTATTTTTTCTTTCATCTATTATTGTTTCCTTTTTGTTGTTTAATCCTAGTCTATATTTTATTCTATAAACTAAGTCGTATTGTTCATGAGAACAAGTATAAGCAAACACTTCAGTGTTATTGTAATACAACTTGTTCCTATTATTAACGTACTTTACTTTTGTTAATCTCTTAAAAAACTTCTCACAATTACTTGCATTATATTTAACATCATCCATTTGAAATGTATGAACATATCCATTCATAAGTATGATTGTTAAAATTAGTTTCATCTATTAACGATTATTGTTAGCAGCAATAAAGCTATAACAATAACTAGCACTACTTTTATAAACATATTTTTAAACTCCTTATCTTCTTTCTTTTTTAGTTTACGCATTATTATATCATGACGAAACTGAGCTTTAATTTTATCATGTTGTTTATGATAATAATTTATATCCATATTCCTGCACATGTTAACATTTACACATCCTTCCATAGTGAAGCCGCCTTTTCTATGTATTCATCTTGGATATCCTTCCACATGAAACCAGAAAAATCTGGTGGCGGTATTAGTTGAGCCATTCTTTTTACATCGCCTTCGCATATATATACGAGGTTCTGTCTTGTTCTTGCTTTCTTGTAGTCTTGTTCTACGAGAAACTCTAAATAGTCAGGTTTTAATTGTTCGCATGTATCTTGCGTAAAGACATTGTATGAATCTTGATTAACATAAAGTAAGTGAGGAATCTTTCCTGTTGCCATATTATAAAATGCAACTTGTTTTAAATGATTGATGTCAGGATTCTTAGGAAGATAACCTTTAATCCATGAGTAACCTTGTTTAGTATCAGACTTTCTTTTGCTTCTGTGTTTTGTTTTTAATTCAATTAACTTCTTACGATCTTCAAAATCTATTCTGCCGATCTTCGGTAGAACTATGCCATCAAATTTATATGTACAATATCTTTCAGCAGCAGACTCTTCATCTAACTTAATATCTTGAACAGCTTTGGTTGTTATCTTAATCATGTCAACAAGGTATTGTCTTGTATCTTCATGTTGCTCTTTATCTGCTTCGTTATGCGGTTGATACTTATCGTATAACTTTAGCTCTTCATCTATTATTTTATCTAATGATTCTCTTTGATTAAGTATTTTATTCTCAGCTTCATAGTTATATTTAACTGCGTATCTTTGCGATGCTCTACCAATAGAAACACCAGCATTCATACGATAACTAACATTCATTAAGCGTCTATCTTCTTGAGTAAAGAATGCGTACTTCACTAACCATGTGGAATCATCCATCGCTTCTTGTGATGGTGAACTATGATCTAAACCTAGCTTGTTATAAAAGCTAATAGATTTATCTTCATCTATTTTAATTGTCATTTCTTTCTACGTTTGTTTTTTTTAAGTTCATTCAACGATTAAAAGTAGCTTAACATAATGATATTATAACTGTCAACAAAAAAGATACAGATTCATTTTCAAATTTAAAAGATTTATTTAGAGGGGTACCACCTAAATTTATTTATGGGTCCCTATAGGTTTACCTTTAGACCAAGATCTGTTCTCTCTTTGTTCTAAAAAACTTGTTGAAAAATATAGTAAAAAAAATTATTAAAAATTATTTGACAACATAACTAAATATGTTACTGTGATATTTAAACAACAATAACAACAGGGGTAACCTATGAAAAAAACAAAGCAAGCAAAGCTATCAACATTTGATAAGCAGATACTTAAACTATTATCTTACTATCATAAAAACTATGATGTGTTTGGTAATGAAATAAAAAAAACTAAGGGAAAAAAATCATGAGCTTCAAACAATTAAACTTTGATAATAAGTCAGGTATATTTTGGAGTCGTGCAGCTAATGCTTTACGCATTAAATACTTAACAAGCAAAGCTCGCAAAATAAAAAAACAACTTTCCGATTTGTATTATCGTGCAAGTGGGAGAGCAGTTGCTGCTTATTGGAGAAATAGAGATAAAAGATTAGCAACTAAAAGACTTTGGGAAAAAAGAAATAAAGAAAGAAGACTTATACAATACAAAATATACAAACTAAAAAACAAACTAGAAAAAGAATATGGACACACACTTAAAAAATAAAGTTGGAATATTAAATTTTAAATCTTCCGACAAATTATTAAGAGCTTTAGATAAACAAATAGAGAAGGATAAGAGATGTATAATACTACAAAGACTTTCTCTAATTAGAAAACTAAAGAAAATAAACAACACGTTATTTAAAATAACGCAACTATAGGAGAGTAATGAAGAGTCTAAAACAATACCAGGATAAGAACAACTTATCTCTTAGAGCTTTTGGAAAATTGCTTGGAGTTAAGGGAACTAATACTGCGGTTAATGTAATGAGATGGATTAAATCTGAGAGGATTCCATCTGCTCGTTATATGAAAACCATTACAAATAAAACAGGAGTAACACCTAACGATATCTATCAGGCATTTTATGAAAAAAACAATATCTGATTTTAATTATCAAAAGGCTATTGTTGTGTGGGAAGATATTAACTCCTGCGATAACGCTTGGAATAGCGAGTCTGATTTAGCTGAACTTAAACCAGCTATGTGTTCAACACTTGGATACATCTATGAAGACAATGCAAACTATATAAAAATGTTTGCTACATTTTCTATGAATGATGATGGAACTATGGATGTTGGAGATGCAGTCGTTATTCCAAAAGGCGTTATCATTAAGGTAGATAAATTAGGTAATTAATATGATTGATAAAGAGCTACACGTTGAAGATGTAATTGAAATATTTAATGAACAAATCTTAGAATTAAAAAAAGAGATTGATAGATTAAATTTAGAATTACAATGTATGCAGATAGAGTTGTTGAAGGAGAGATCAAAA